CCCTATAGTATCACCTGTGGAACCAATAGCCCCCAAAGCCCTTTAAAGGCCTTGAGGGTAGAGTTATAATATTTATTGATGTTAAATGATCTCATCATTACCACCTACAGGAACCTAGTACTGGTTTCTTAGCCAACTATAGGTAGGTAACTTTGGGGTCCTTCCTACAATGTCCATTATTAAAAGAGTTAGGCAATTTGCTCATTAGGCATCCGACCATTTGCTCACTACATCCACGTTAGGCTCTTAGGCTCTTGAGGCCCTTTGACGAGGAACAATGATGTATCTTTGAACTTCTCTAGTTCTTGCATGAATATGTCGTTCTTTCTAACATTCATCTCTTTGTCTGCATCAGCCGCCATCTGTTCGACCCAGTAGGCCACAGCTATAGCTAGGGCATCTAGTCTATCGTCGTGTCCTAAGGCCCCACGGTCCTTACTGATCCTAGTCATCTGGTGGATCAGGGTGTATCTACTAGCCTTCTCTGGTGGGTAGTGTTGAACACTCTTCCAATCCTTCTCTAGGACCTTTGGATCGATGACCAATCTGTGTTGGTTCATCACAGGCTCTAGGGTATCGATGATCCTAAGTTCCTTTTGTTTACTATGACGCACTTCCTCAATGGAGCAGGGATACACACGGTTAAACACAGGCTTGAGTAGTTCAGTGAACATACCGTCACCAAAGTTACTTTCGATGATTGTGTAGTTGACTTTGTACTGTTTAGCGAGAAAGGCCAAAGCTTGTAAGGTTTCGGGTCCATAGCCACCTTTTAATCCCCCTGCATCCTTAACATATAGGATACCGTTTTGCATCTTAACGATAGCGTAGGCTGTCTCATCCTGTCCTCGTCCTGAGGGGTCAATGGCTAAGACTGAGCCTGTGTACTCTAGCCACTCTCCTAGGGTCTCTACAGGCCCGTAGAAGCGGTCTCCTGATAAGGCTAGGTTGGGTAGGTCTTGGATGGGGATTGATTTACCCCACACCACCTTCTCTGGGGCTTTGTCGTTATCTACACCCATGACAATTAGGTCTGAGACCTTCAATGGATACTTGTCACCATCGGACAATGAGGTGTCCAACATGAACTGTAGGGCAAAGCCTGATCGACCATAGGATAACTCCCGTTCAGTTAGGTCTTCATCATCGAACCTGAGAGAGTCTGTAGGGGTCCCTAGGAGGCTTTGGTCATTATCTAGGGCGTCCCCTACCAAGGGAGCCAGTCTGTCGCTGTACTTGCCTCTCAGGGCCTCTGAGGGGTAACGGGCAGGCCATATCCTCAGTTCATATCCACGGTTTCTTAGCTCTTCATATAAGCTCATCTCGCATTGTGGGGTGCCAAGGTAGATCACCCTGCCATCTGGCTTGAGGACCGCATCGAACTCCTTGACGCTCTCCCCAAGTTTCTCCCTCATCATCTGTGTTGCGGAGTTGTTGGGTACTTCCACATCGTCTGCAATAATCACGTCTGCTCGACTTCCTGTTAATTGCCCCGATATACCTACGGATTTCACTGAAGGTGACCCAGATGCTCTCGCTGGGCCAACGTCGAAGGCAATCTTTGACCATCGTTGGGTGTCCTTTGCTATTAGGTGCTGACATATTGGAAGTTGAGTTATGATTTGTTGTGAGAATGTACTGAAGTCATCGGCTCTACTCTTAGAGGCCGACACAACCATGAATTTCTTGTCGGGGTCTAGGAGAAGCTGGTGAACGACATAGGCACAGGTGATATAGGACTTCCCTACCCCCCGAAAAGCTTGGATGACCATACGCCTAGGACCACCTTGTAGGTAGTCAGCCATGTCATACTGTATCGGGGTGGGGTCTGGTAGGTTGAGATGCTTCCAGACTAAGTACAGGAAGTTCCTAAAGTCTCGCAGTTGTGCGGGGACTTCTGTTGTCATTGTTTGAATTGGGAGCCTTGTATCTCTGCATCACTAAAGGGCAGAGCCTCTAGTAGATTGCTAATGGGACTGTCGGGGACCGCTAGGGCCTCAATGTGGTTATCTTTTAAGAACTTTACAGCTACGCTGATTTCAGCGGCTGTTGCCTCACCAGTTTGAATTTTATCCAAAAGCTGATGAGCAACGGCACTGTGTAGAGCATCCAAAAGATCGAAGGATGCTTTTGTACTCATTGTATCTCTTTCTCTAATTATTACTGCATGGCCCAGACCGTTAAGCCCACTAGGAGAACTAAAGTTATGCCCACAGCCAAGCCGCCACCTACGACAGCGGCCTCTTGCATATCCTCTTGTTTCTGTTGTTTGGCTTTTCGTTTTAAAGTTTGCCTCTGCTTTTCTTCATGGGCCACTTCTTTCTGGAGCTTTATAATATCGGTCCACGCATAGAACCCAAATCTGGCTATGATTAATGCCTTTACCTCTGCAATATGCTCATCAGCCAATTTCTGGTCAATTATGGTTTGAGTAGGAGACTTGCCTACGGCTCTCTCCTGTTTCTCTTGTTGTTTAAGTTGTTTTTTACCCTCAAATAAATCGTCCACCTGAGATGCCAAACTAGACATATCCTGTGCCGCATTTAGACCCTTAGATATGATCTCTGCTGATTTTTTGACGAGCGCGATCCCTGCTAAAATCTCCGCTACAGCCATATTACCCTACACTCTTACTCCCGCTACACTTCCAGCGTTTACGAGAGAGCCTTAGGGGGCTGTTGGGATCGTTTGCTGCACCAGAATGGGAGCGCATTTGACCCATAGACCGCGCACAGTACGCATCACCCTTTGAGGTGTTTGGTCTAACACGGGGTCCACCATCCGAGGCGTTCCCTGCCTGACCATAGCCTACCCTTCTGTTTCCAACCTTTTTGTATCGGGCTTTTTTTGTACTCATTAACCCTATTTCCTTTTCGGTTGTCGTTTTAAGTTAGATTGTGCTGAAACCACCCTCAGGTTTGCAGGGCTGTTGTCATCAGCATTGTAATTTTTATGGTCTACGTGCTTTCCATCGCCCACCTTGGCGCGTCCTTGCTTGATCATGTACCGTCTAGCTTTGTTACGGTTTGATCTGCGTCTTCGCTGCTCTGGTGTGCCGTGGTAATCTCTGTATTCTTTCGCGTAGTCACGGCTCATTTAGCTGTGCCTTTCATCTTATCGAAGGTCCTGAGACCCGCGAGACCTAACATTGCCATGACAAGCTCAAACAGAGCGTCCATAGGAACCTCAGGTAATAAAAATAAAGGTACTCCAAACATTATTGCGATCCATGAGGCAAAGGGGTGGCCCACAAATGCCCAGAAGACGCCTATACTGCATGTCCAACCAATAGCTGGACGCCAACCAGCAACCCATATGCTTCTATGGGCTGCTTCTACTTTGTTGGTCTCTGCTTGCATCTTGTTGACTTCATTAGCAGCGGTCACTAGCTCAAGCTCAATCTTTTGCTTGGCTAATGCCGCCCCTGCTTTATCAGGTATGCTTTTATCAACGATCTTCAGAATGTTTGGAAGCACCGTAGCTAGTGCTTGCAACATTGTTTATTAAACTCCAAATATTTTAAATATGTATCCTAGACCTATTTGGTCTGCAAAGAATAAAGCTGCACCACCAAGTACAAACCACTTAATTTGTATTAAGACCTCATGGATACCCCTAAGGCATCTCTTCATGTCCTCTGTGGTGTCGTATAGCTCTCTAATGTTTTGATCTTGGCGTTCTATTAGCCACTCTGTTTTGGCTAGTCGGGTTTCTACGTCATCCACAATTTATACCTAGTCCTTCTACGTTTTGTGCAAAAGAACCCTCCCACCAAGAATAGTATAAACCATCTAGTTCAATAGACATTTCATCTGGATGATTGAACATATCGCTGTATGAACCTAGTCCTGAGGGTTTCTTTGAATTTTTAATCATATATGAAAGGCTTGGGTCTGCGTTTTCTACGCACCGCCTTCCTCTTTCCTCTGCGTATTCCCAAAAGTCTGAAACAAACTCAGAGCCAGCATAGTAATGAAGCATGATGATGTTTTCAGTTGCATCTATTACTGCATTGTATCTTCGCTCTGTTAAGTCTTTTGAATGTCCTGAGAACCAGTGGTAACCCGCCTGTACGTTTATAGCGTCTACGTTACCAAAAGATGTAGCTTCTAACGGTTCTAAAAAGAATGAAGCGTTCCCATTATAGGCTATGTTGCCTTTTAAATTTTCACGCCTTTTGTAGTTCTTAAATGAGAACGCATTTGTATCTTTACTAGGTACTAGATTGTACTGTTCAAATATATGTTTTACGTCCTCTTGTACCTCTTCCAAAGTGTTGATGTCTTTGTTGTACATATACCCAATAGAGCATCTGTTCTGTAGCGGAATACCGAATACCCATCCATATGGCCTAGCAATAGTTAAGGTATGGTTGAACCTTGGAAAGTCCCAATAGCACTGTGTCACATATACAGAGTTAACTGGTATGTAAGGCGATAGCTTATAGTCTTCATAATCTTTTGGTTTTCCAGAACAGTCTAAGATGAAATCTGCATCAAGGTTTGATACATCTACATTCATTCTTTTAATGTTTACGTTCTTTGAAATCTTATCTTCCACATAGTCTTGGAGCTTCAAAGCGTTGAAGTGTATAGAGGTTGCTGGGCTTGGGAAGTCATGCAAGAAGGGGGTCTTGGTTTTACCCCATCCCTGCTTGTAAATACCTGTCTTAATAGTCCCATCTAATTTATCAAAGTCTCTGGGTGAGAAGTTTACACACTTTTGTAAGCGTGAGGGTAGGGTTAGGTTGGACCCCTCCCCTACCGCCTGTGGTTTTATGTTCGGATCAAAATACCAATCCACTTCAACACCAGACCATTGTGTGAAGTAAGCTGCCGACATACAACCAGCCGTTCCTCTACCTACTACTGCTACTTTAGTCATTTAATACATTACCCCTAAACACTATGTTAGGCACCTCTAAAGGCCAATTGGGGTGGCTTGGCGCATCCCTGAGAGATTGTCTGTAGTCAATCAAATCTTGATCTGGGTTCATGTCTGGAAGCATCATAAAGTCTGTGCGTTTTAATTCGTTATCCCGCTGCTTTCGATAGTTTTTTGACATCTCCTCGATTTCATATTGTGTAATTGGTGGTTCTGTTTCTTGATACTCAGGCCAATTACTTATTGGTTCGTCATCCTCAACATTAATACCTTGTCGGGTGAGTTTATGATAAAATATTTTAGTCAATTTATTGCCTTTTTAAGTTATAACCACCAAATTCTGAGACTTCCATTAGCACCTTGTCCTCCTATACCAGAGCCGCCCCCGCCTGGAACTGCACCATTACCACCAGCACCAGAAGCACCGTTTCCAGAGTATGTAGAAATTACACCAGCACCAACTCCACCGTATTCTGTGTAACCCTTTCCCCCACCAAAATCTAAGAAATAATTGTTATCGGGTTTTGATGATGTACCACCAATTGTTGTACCCCAGACGTTTCGCTGTTCATTAGGAGTTGTACTTCCAAAGGAATTTGCAGGAACTGTTACACCTTGAAGAACAGGTACTGAGTTATTTGCTAAGAATTGAAAATGATTACCTTGTAGTCCAGAAGTCGATGTCATGGCAGTAGATTGTACAACATGGCAAGTCCTGTCTCCTTGGGTGTTTGTGCTTTTAACAATTCCTCCCAAGGTTATTGTACTTGCTTGCATCGATCCCGCCATCCAAGAACCTGACGAACTTTGTCCTGATGCTATTGTAAATGCTGTACCATTTATACTACCCGCCGATCCTACAATCATCATAGAGCCAGCACCATCACCACCAAACTTCCAGCTAGTATCTCCCGAATAATAACTAGAATTTCCAGCAGCACCTCCACCAACTAATAACATCCAAATAATATCATCAGCACCTAGGCCACTATAATTACTACGTGTAAAAGTGCCTGATGTGGTTATTGTGGCATTTGGTGTCGAAGCAAAATTAGGTTCAAAAGTCAGTCCAACAGGAGGTGCCGAACCAATATCATTTGCATAGAACATATCCTTAGTGGTTTGATCTATGCCTGTGAGGTTCTGTAAAGCCCTAGCTGCCGTTATGACAGAGGTTCCCCCCACTTCAAGAGAGGCAGCGTTTGTAACACCGTTTCTAACCTCTAATCCCTCAGTTGAACCAGCAACTACACGCCATTCATCATTGTTGTGGAATTGCATGTAGGTATCTGCATCTCCATTATGAGTGATTGAGTCACGAAGACTAATATCCTCAACGCTGGTGATACTTTGTCCACCAAAAGATACATCACCTGTGAACGTACCACCACCGAATGGATTACCTGAGGGACCAGCGGGACCAGTAGGTCCAGTGGGACCAGCTACTGTACTATCTGCACCATCTGCGCCAGCGGCACCAGTAGCACCTGAGGGTCCCTGTGGTCCTGTGGCCCCATCTGCACCAGCGGGTCCTGTAGACCCTGCCGTTCCTTGAGGTCCTTGTGCGCCTGTTGTACCTTGAGGGCCTGTAGCACCAGTAGCCCCATCGTCACCCTGAGGACCTACAGAGCCTGTAGTTCCTTGAGGTCCCGTGGCTCCTGTAGCTCCATCGGCTCCTGTAGCACCTTGAGGACCTGTGGCTCCTGTAGGCCCAGCGGGACCTTGTGGGCCTGTCGCACCTGTAGCCCCATCGTCACCAGCATCACCTTGAGGTCCCGTTGGTCCTGTAGGCCCAGCGGCACCTTGTGGGCCTGTAGGTCCATCGGCACCAGTATTGCCCGTAGACCCTTGAGGTCCATCGGCTCCTGTAGGCCCAGCGGCACCCTGAGGACCTGTCGCACCATCAGCACCAGTATTACCTATAGGCCCTTGAGGTCCATCCGCTCCTGTAGGCCCAGCAACACCTTGAGGTCCTGTGGCTCCTGTAGCACCTTGAGGTCCTGTGGCCCCGTCAGAGCCATCGGTTCCATCTACACCATCGGCTCCCTTTTGTGCTACCTTCTGCCAATATGTTGTGTTGGTTGTAGCAGTACCTGTTGGTACATCTTGTTTAGCAACGAATGTTTCACCGCTATGATAAACGGCATCCTGAGACACATAAGTTGTTGTGGAACTCCAAGTTCCTTGCCAACCTATGCGTACCCTGCCTATATTTATTGTTCCCATTTTAAACTGTACTCACTGAAAGGTAGCCATTTGAACTGATTGTAAAATCATTGTCACTTGCACTACCGTAATATTCCATTTGAAGGATACCATCGGCTGTGATGCCCATGCGTCCAAAAGCTAAACCAAGAGGTGTTGATCCCATGTTACCCGTAGGTCCTTGGGAACCTTGTACACCTGTTTCTCCTTGTATACCCTGAGGCCCCTGTGACCCTGTTAAGCCTTGGTTTCCTTGTGGCCCTTGTGCGCCTGTGGCTCCTGTAGCTCCTGTAGGCCCCTGAGAGCCTGTGGAACCTTGGGGGCCTTCATCACCCGTGGGACCAATAGAACCTGTGGCTCCTGTAGCACCTATAGGCCCCTGAGGGCCTGTGGAACCTTGGGGGCCTTCATCACCCGTGGGACCAAGAGAACCTGTGGCTCCTGTAGCACCTATAGGCCCCTGAGGGCCTGTAGCTCCTGTGCTACCTTGCGATCCTGTAGTTCCTTGCGGTCCAATAGGGCCTGTGGCTCCTGTGGGTCCTTGGTCACCTGTAGCACCTGTAGCTCCTTGGTCACCTGTGACGCCAATAGGACCTTGTAAACCTGTAACACCTTGTAAACCAGTTAATCCCTGTGATCCTGTATTACCTGTAACACCCGCAGGGCCTGTAGCTCCCGCAGGGCCTTGAACACCTTGAGGGCCTTGAGGACCTTCTAATCCTACGGGACCTTGGGAGCCTGTAGCACCTGTAGGGCCTGTAGAACCTTGAACACCTTGAGGACCACTTGAAAGAAAGAAATCTAAGATACCTGTTGATGCATCATAGGTAGAATAACCAGTTGATCCATAGGATAAGTTATTCATTCTAGTCTGAAGCGTATATAGTTCATTTCTGACTGCTTTGGCTTCCGCTAGGTTGGATGCTGATGCGGTATTAGACCATCCTTTTGTAGCTACATCATTATTATCTACAGGGTCTGCAACATTAGAAATCCTATTGTTTTCTGCATCCCATAACCCTGTCGATCCAGATGTATTTATGGATAATGAAGTACGGTCTCTAGCTTCTTCAGCTAGATAAAGAGCCTGTGTGGATGCCGTATTTAAAAGGCTTGCTTTCAATAAACCAGCCTCTTGGAACGTAACAGCGGGGGTAGTAGCTGTCAGCCTCTCTATAGTAACTTTAGCTCCTAGAGGTGGTGGTGTAGTAATGTTAATTGTGTTTGCAGAAGTGAAGGTAAAATCTGTTGTAACTACACCAGCTACAAAAACAAAGACCTCACTCTGGTTCATATAATTAAAGGGGATGGTGAAAACAGTATTAGCACCATCTCCTATAACAGTAGATATTGTTGTCATAATTTACCTGTTAAACTCAAATAATTGAACGCCCGTAGTTCCTTGTACTTTTCTGGCAATAACTTCCTGTTTTAGCCTTGGGAAATTATCAACCGTTAGCTGTCTGCCTAATGCAACGTGCATTGCAATAACTTTTCGGGTCAGTTTCACTTGCATATTTTGACCGTCTTCAGTCATCTCAAATGACCTACCAGCCTGTGCGTATTCTGGAGAGTTGAACAACAAGCTAAGGTTTTGCATCAAGGTTCTACCACCTACTTTTGCCTGACCTGTTTGTTTTTGGAAGAAAGATAACTCTTCTGCTTCCATCTCAAAGCCTAGGTTAGTGAAGCGTTTACTTGGACCTCTAAAGCCAACTTTAAGATTTACTAGCTCTTTAAGAACGGGGTCTTTTTCATCCTGTACAATAGGAATACCTGACCATGACCCGTAGTTAATTACAGGCTTTCCCGTCATCCAGTTATACTTGGTTGGTAGTTTTTCGTTCTCTGTGATCCAACGCCTTTGCATCTTATCAATTAAAGACACAGCCTCTTTAACCTCAACGGGTTGCCCTTCGACCATTTCAGCCCAAAAGTCTTTGACCTGTAAGGGTGCTGGTGGAACAAAGGAGCCACCAAAGTTAGTAAAAAACTTCTTCATTGAGTAGGCTTGGGCTGGGTTCTCACTTGTAAATCCCGCCGCCAAGTTTGTTATACCTTGGAAGTAAGCTTTATCTTCAACTGTACGACTAAATGCTAAAACAAGCCCCATAAGTACCTCTTGAATGTCTGAGGCATCATAGTTTTCACTGTCTAATCGGGATACGTTTCTATGTACCACTGCATCATTAAAGTTTGCGACAAGAGCAAAAGGAATGAAGTTAGGATCAAGACGTAAATAGCTAACCCACTCATCACCAAATTTAACACTGTAGGGCTGATTACCCGCTGATCTCCATGTTTGGTTTTGTGAGGGGTCTATAGGACCAGAACCAGTTATGCGTCCCTGTGCAACCAAAGAAATAGCTGTACCATAAATCATAGTGCCTGTAGCCAGCTTACCTTTGGCCTCTGCAACAATAACAGGATCACTACTTGCTAGGGCTTCTCTGTACGTTGCAGACAATCTGTTAAGAACAGGTGTTCTTTGAACGGCAGTTGCTAATAGGTTTGTAGGGGTGCGAATAAAGGGCATCAATAACTGACCAGCAGTGCTGTTCTGTATTGTTTCATGCAGCTTCTTAGCAGTAGAGCCTTTGCGTAACTCTTGAGTAAAAGTAACCTCACGGGCGTGTTGGAGAGCCTTGGAATACTTAAATACCCCTTTGTCATCCTTGACCGCTGCGCCTGTGGCGTCAAAAGCACCCTCAATTTCTTTAGCTACAAAGTCATCCATAGCCTTGCCTTCAAGACCTTTGCTACGGGCGGTAGCACGGGCTTCTGCAAAGACTTTAGAACGGTAGTTTATTTGCTTAAAGAACTCATCCTCTGCACCTAGTAAACGCAGGGAACCACGGGTTACCTTTCCTACACTGTCCAATAATCCACCGACAGTAGTACCTTTAGCCTCAGGCCAGTACTCACTACTGATCTTGTTCATAGCTAAGTCATCAACTTTACCCAAGGTGTCCAAGAGGTTTTTCTCAAGAACAAAGGCCCTCTGAGCCTGTACCCATGATGCAGAAATACCATCGAATAACCCTGCTATTTGATCACCAAAGAACTGACGCGCTGCGATAGTCTCTGGGTCTGCAAACATTGAAGGAACAAGCGGGTTTGTACCTAAGTAGCCCTCAATAGGTTTAAGGAAGGTTTCAATAGTACCACCACCTACGTTGGTGATGTGTGTCTTGGTGTTAAACAGGATCATAGAGCGGAATAGCTCTACAAAAGACCTACCAGCTTTCTTTGAATTGCTTTCAGCCATTTGTTTAGCAGCACGGTTAATGGCTTTATAGTTACCTCGACCCGCTGCAATAATTGTTGTTTTAATCTTTTGAAGTTCTGCAACATCACCATAACTCTTTATTAGGGATTGGATTTCTACAACATCAACACCTGTATCACCGTTAATTGTGTTGGCATCTGCCTTCAAACGGTCCAGATCAACCACACCCTTTCTACGAAGGTTCAATGCTCGACCAAAGGCAGTCTCCTGACCTTGGGCAGCTTGGAGTAGCATATTAGATTTTTCTAGTTGCTCTAAGGTCTCCATAGTGAACTGGTTGTCGTTGATGAATTTAGGGTTCGCTACCATATCGTAGATATCGGAGTATTGCTGTTTCATAATACTCTCAACACCAGCAAGCACTATAGCAGCATCCTCAGTAGCTTTGGAGAAGGTGGTAACAACATTAGCCAAGGCGTTATTATCTAGGCCTAATAGGTCACCTACCCTAACGGCTGTCTGGTTGGTATGATCATCCCACGACTGAGTACCCTTAACGTCCTTTAAGGCTGACTTCATAGACTTGGATAACTGACCAACAGCATTGGCTAAGTCATCACCCAGACCATCAGGTGACCATGTTTTAGGGTTGTATAGCTGTGCATCGTCTAAAGCTTCACTGAGCTTTTCTGGATCAGCCTTAACCTTAGTAACTTGAGCCACTGTAGGTTTGCGGTGCTTTGGTAAATTAACACCCACTGGATCGATCTTAGCCTCTACAGTAACACTGGCTTTAGGCTTGGGAGTAGTAAAAGCGTCCTCTCCCCCACCCATAAGATCGTTAACAATAGCATCGTAAATCTTACGTTTGTTACCCTCAGGATACTTGATACCCGCTGCATCTGCTCTCTCCTTTAACTGCTTAACAGTCATGGATTTGTAGAGCTTTTCCTTGTCACCTTTGATCTTATCAGAGTTCAACCTGTTGATCATATCCCTTCTGAAAAGGGCGTGATTGTTTGCCATTGTAGGTGGCCCCTGCACAGGCGGTATATCGTTAGGCTTTGTGGGATCAGGTACGCTTTCCTTGGCACCCGCTTGTAGTTCGATCTTAGCGTTTTCTTTTACAGCCTCAAAAGTTTGTTCAGCATCTTTGATCTCAACATCTTCAGCTTTTACCGCTTCATCAAGGTCTGCCTCACCAGCAGCCTTTTCTGCCTCAAGATCATCTGGTTTTTCACCCTTATTGTTTTTCCAGTTCTTAGCATTTTTGATAAGTCTAAAGGCTACATCGATTGAGGCACCTAATAGGGCATCTTCTAATGCAGCTTTCATCTTACCTTCCGCAAAACTATCGTCGCGGTCAGCTTCTAGGAAGGCTGAAACAGGGTTTGCTAGGTGTTCATTACTTTCTATGAAATCAGCTAGGCGTTCCTCATAAGGGTTTGCCACAATAAAAGTACCAACGGCACTTTGTCGGGCAGCATTGAAAACACCCTGCTTACCCTTTGCTTTGCCACTACCCATAAGTATTTTACCAATGAAGTTACCACCCCATCGGAGTTTACCAGCACCTACAAAACCAACACCAAACTGTGTGATGTCCTCAATAACCTGACCACCCAAAGTCTGAGGTCTCTCAACATTAGGTATGATGGGTGTTCTTGGTTTTGTGTGGTCATAGAGGTCCCAATCAGTGAATGGTATATATTCTACTGCTAGATCAGCACCCCTCTTGCCCAACTGGGCAGTCTCTTCCGCTGCATCTCTAAAGCCTGATGTAATACCTTTAACTGCATCTGTTGCGTAGTAGGAAGCTGACCCTTTGTAAGTGACTTGATTATCAATTATTGACTGAGCGTCCTCGTCAAGGGACCAGCCATTATTTTCTGAACCCATTAGTTAGGTATCCTTATTCATTTGCTCAAAGAGCTTTCTTATTTCTTGGTACTTTGTGTGAAGCTGTTGAGCCTCAATAGTTGTCAAACCTGAAGTAACTAAAAGTTTATTGGCTGAAGGATTAGTACCTAAAACAGCCTTTATAACTGTTGTAACATTAGTTTCGGTTTGCTTGGCTATATCAAGAGCTTGCCTCATAAAGGCAGGTTTAGCTGTTCCATTTACTCTGTAGTGTTTACCAAAGGCATCCTGCCAAGAACGTACTACTAGCTTCTTAGCCTTCTCTCCACGTACCGCATTTTTCATGTCCGATAATTTAGGAACCTTACCGTTCTGTTCCAATACTGATCTTAATTTAAAGACCTGTTTACCTGTTTCTGTTGGGGTAGAACCTAATTTTACCGTGCCAGTGGTATCAATCTCTTGTGCCGCTGTTTGTGCTGTTGGGCTACTACGACCTCTAAGGTCTACAGGGGGTTGTGGCTCTGGCCGTTCGGTCATAATTGGTCCCGCTGCTATTCTTTGTTTTGCCTCTTCACTAAGGTAAGGCTGGGCAAGCATAAGTGCTGCATCAGCGGCAGAAGCATCCCCAAACAATGCTGAAGCATTATCAATGCGTATCTTGGCTTCTGGCGATAAGAACTTTTGGGCGGCAGCTAGGGCCTTGTCGGGGTCTCTTAGTTCCAATAACTCAGCCATTCGTTTAGAGTTATCTACATTGCCTATGCCTATATTTTCGGACGTAGCAAGATTTATCTTTCTGGTAAGTTCTTGGGCTTCTACATTGGGGTTATTTAAAAGCTCTTTGTATAAAGCTGCTTGTCTTGCAAAGCGTTGCAGTTCGCGGGTCCGTTCTGCCCCTGCTTTACCTGTGGCTTCAAAGCTCCTTGCTACAGCTTTTAGGAAGCCTTCGCCAAGGTCCACAATGGCTGTATTGATATCTCCTATTCTGTCTCTTGGACTACCCACATTTCCTATTGCTTCCGCTTGGATTGCTGTCGCTTTCTCATCGGCTCTCTGCTGTGCATCAACCGACATGGCATCATAGTCCTCCTGACTTAACAGGCCTCCTTGGATACTAGGCGGTAACTCAACAGTTCCTTTATCAAAGAACTGTCCATCAGAGGCTTCAAACATAGCTTCATTATCATAGCGGTCACCAGTTCCTGAGACTAAATCGGTTGCTGCTTTAGCTGCCGCACCCACTGCTTGCTCTGTCAACGAGCCTTCACCGTCATCAAAGAACTGACCACCAGAAGCTTCAAACATAGCCTCACCAGTATCATCAGTTCCTGAGATATAAGGAGCTACAGCTTCACTTACTGTTTCCAGTAATGTGGTAGTATCTGTCTCTGCTGGCTCAAATGGTTCAGCCTCAAACGCAACAAAGTCTGGTTGCATTGTTTCTTGCATCAACTTTGCTAAGTAGGTTTCTGGGTAGTCTAACTTGTACTGTGCCACCTTATCTTCGCCGTGCATTTCAATGGCGTCTAGCTCATTCTCATCTACTACGGCCTGATCTTCATCAGAAAGTGCGGGTCCAGAAAGTTCCTTTTGCTGACGCTGTGCTTCAGCTTTTAGTTTTTCAATGCGTTCAGCTTCCTCAATAGGACCTTTAACTCTAATATGCTCACTGAAAAGTGCAGCAAGCTCAGTCTCATTAAGACCCATCTCTTGCATCATCACCCAAGCCTTAGAGGTTTCCCAAGACTGTAGGGTGCCACCCTCACCAGTTTTGACTGAGGTGTATTCATTCATAATTTTATGAATTTCCTCAATCGACATATCACTAAAGGGTGTTATATCCCCTTCTTTCCAAGTTACATCATAACTAAGCTTGTTAGGTGGTCTTGAGACCTCAAGAGAAGCCTGTTCTGGGGGTAAAACTGGAATGTGGGATGTATCTTGAATTTGAACGTCAGACATCCCTTGATCTGTTAGTTGTGTTGTTCTCTCTACTTCTATTTCAATTTTATCAGCGGTAGCTTGAGCTTCAGATGCTTTGTTTGAAATCGCATCCCTGCGATCATTAAACCCACCCTTCTTTGTTTGCTCCGCTTCAAGTCTTTTCAATAACTCATTTTTAAACGCTAAATTACCCTCACGGCTTCCTAGGCCATCAGAGTAAGTTTTATCACCTAAAAGCTCCATTAAAACAGAATTAGCTGAGAACTGAGCATCGGCAGCTAGTTGGTCATATGCACTTCTACCTGTTGCAGTCATCATCAACTGTTGAAGTTTAGTAGGTTCTTCGACCCGTGTTACATCAGAAACAAACTGTGCGACAAAATCAGCACCCAAGACACTCGCTAAAGAACCAGCACGGTTCACTGTGTCTGTAGCTGCATTTAATGAGTTAAAGTGTTGGGAAGATAAAAGGTGACTGCTATCTAAAACATCTTGTGATGTAAGCGTACCCTTCTCCGCTTTTTGACTTAGTTGGTTAAAGGTATCTGTATCAGTTGTGACTAAACGACGATCTTGGTCTATAATTTTTAATTGGTTGTAGTACGGTGCAAAGTATGGGTTTTGATGTGCATTTTCTAGTTCAGCCGATACCACTGCATCATTGAAAAAATCCTTACCTTTATAAGAATTATGCATCTTCACAAATTCTTGGTAGAAAGTCTTGGCTTGGTCTCTTTCTTTGTCCTCGACCTCAGTATCTTTCTCTCTCTCCAAACGCTCAATCTTAGTATCTACCTTATCGTCTAGTTGTTGTAGATATAAGGAACCCTTACCTGTTTGACCGTATGTACCACCTTTGACCTTTAGGTCTCTTAAAGCGTCTTGGTAAAGCTGGGTGTCTGCAATAGTCTCATCGCTCATTGCTAGGGCTGTGAGGTGGTCAACGGCCCCCGCGATTGCAGCGGCTGGATTAAGACCATCTTTGATAACACCCTCAATTACTTTGTTTACACTTTTGATATAGCCTTTGGGTTGTAGCTCACCTTGCTCTGACAAGTTACTCTCGTAAGCAGCAATCATATCGCTAGGAATGAGATCAAGACGGGCTTGCTTTGCTCTCTTAATCTTATGCTCATAGTGCCTCTGGCCTACGATGTTTGCATAGTTCTCAGCCCGTGGAGCGAACTCCGCTGCAAACAATTCTGGATCATAATCAGCTAGACCGTTCTCAGTAATAAAAAGGTCCTGTGATTGAGCAATGAAGTCTGAGACATCAAAGCCAGCATTATCTTTTCGCTGGCTCCACTCTTCCACCATCTTGGAACCAAACTCACGGGACTTCTCTTTGAGAATACCTGACGTAAGACCTTTAATGAAGAAGGGGCTTTGTACCAGATCAATTTCACCAGACTTGATTGCCTTGCGGAAGTTCTCACGGGCATCTGGGTCTGCATCTAGGTACTGCCTCATACCTTCTGCTAAATCTGTTTTGTTTCTCTTTTGTATTTGCCCATCAAAGAACTCTGATAATTTAGGTTCAAAGCTTGCTAACGCATTAGCAACCTGTAGGCCCTTACTATTTCTATCGACTTGATTACCTACCGAACTATAGGTGTCTACAGGTCTGGCAACGACCCTTAAACCTTTGTTCATGCCCCGCAGGGAAGAGGTATCAACTCCTACACGTTGTGCCATTATATTTCCTTGTTATTTAATTATGCTACTGATCCAACACTGCCTAAGTCAGACCAAGTGTTACCAAGATCAGCAAATAAATTACCGCCATCTGTCTGGGTGCTATACATAGCTGCTGAACTCATTGCCGCACCCGCTATTGCCAAGTTTCTAGCTGCTGGGCTTGGGAATTGAGGTTTAGGTAGATTGTTAATTCTACTTTCAGTCTGAGCCTTAACTTGTAGTTTATCGGATTGGCCCTGCATATATAAGTTAGCTAGGTTTGTGTTTGTTGTTCCGAGGTTTTGGGTTTCTGTTCTACCAATATCTCTGACTAGGTGATCAATACCCAATCCAGAAACACCTGCTTCACCCGCAGATGCTAAGGTCCTTGCCTTTAACTTTTGAGCCTCAATTACTGTTGCCATCCTCTCGTCTACGGCAGCATCAGCCTCTTGTTCTAATCTTAAATTAATACCACGGTTCTGCATTTCAGCGGCTCTGATTGCCTGAGTAGTATTTATTCTATTTTGTTCTTGTTGTTGTAGTGCTTGGTTTTTCTGAGCGTAATAGCTCTGGTTGGCTGCTTCTGCTTGCAGCGCAAAGGAAGCAACCGCCATCAGCGTTGGGTCACACATTTTGTTTTATCCTAACAAATTCGTAAAAAGGGGAACGGCCTACCCCGTGGTGGGGTATGTACCTAATTAATGAGAAACCTAAGTATTTTAGCCACCTAATAGAACTAAGGTTATCTGAGGAAACGTAGTTAAATAATAAATCATATTTATCACCGTGTTCCTTTAACCATTTCTTAGATAAAGGAAGCAAACTCTTAGCGTTTCTCCTTAAATTACAGGTCCCTAGCATCCAAGGAACACCTATATTCCCGCCATCCACCACACCGCACATCGCAACTATTTCATCATTTACTCTTATTGTATCTGATACACCGTCTAGGTTTATTGAGGTTATCAGGGCTTGGTAGGGGTCTAAACCGCTAGATGCCTTAACTTCTTTTAAGTCTATGTGCCTCATACTGGGTGCCATTTTCTGGCAATCTCTAAATGTGGATGGTGTAAATGTAATCACTATATTCTCTTACTTCTTAGGTGGTATGTTCCTTCCCATTCTGCACTCTGGAAAGAGGCAGGGTGAAAAGTTGAGCTATAAAGTTTGACGGATACGTTTGAGCTTTCAGCCATTATGGGAATGGGGAAAGAACCAGTTTTAATACCTATAGTTCCTATAGTATTACTACTGTCTAAAGCTGTACCAGTGAACTGCTTTACAGAAGCTGTTTGCCCCTGTCTGGACACGCTAGTGTCAAAGGAAGCTGTAGAGCTAAATAATACATTAATGTATTTTAACTGTAGCCTTCCAATACTAACTGGCTTCTCATCTTGCTTTAGTACAACTGGTGAGAACTCATATAGAAACGTATAAGGTATACCTGTATATACTACCTCAGGTGATTGGGTATATGTTCCATCACCCGCTGTTATCCCGTCAAGCACGGTATCTACTTCACTATTTTCATTTAGAATATTACCTGAGGCAGAAACGGGTATACCACCACTATAAGGTAATACATCTGTAGATGATGTTCTTTTAAAGCGTCTGTCTAAGTTTATACCAAAGGTGCCTGTATCAGCCAAAGCATTGTCGGTACTAAGGTTAATAGTCTCAATAGCTATTCCTTCATCCCTCTGTACCAACAGGTAAATAAGAGAATTATCTATTTCTATGTTAAGAATATTAGAGCCAAAGGTCCAAGTAGACCATGAGGCTTGAAGCTTCTCACTGCCCTGCCAATAATAGGAATAAACGTAAAACTGCTTTCTATTGCCTGATGTACGAACCAGTAAGATATCCTCATTAGATGATGCTATTAACTGTGTCACCTGACCTGTAAGGTACTCAGGTACATGGGCTGTAATATCGGAAGCATCGTTGGTGTCATTTTCTGCTTGTACAAAATACTCACGCACCCCTGACCACACACCCTTTAGTGTTGGAAAGAATACATACTTACCAGCGGCGGCGGGACGTGAGTTTAAAGAGGCCTCAAACTGGGTTGTAACATCTACTGAAATTGTTGAACTTGAGAAAATATCTGTGTTTGTAACCTTGAACTGTGTGAGGTCAGAAAACAGTATGAGACTTTCATTAAATGGTACTGCATACTTCAAGATACTGACTGTGCTGTTACTAACCGCGACATCAATGGGGGCATTGTCTAGTACGGTTAGAACCGTTGATTGAAAGAAGTTAAAGAAACTTCCGCTCTCACTACAAATCAGGTTTTCGTCAGATAAAAAGCATAGTCTATTTTTGTAAAAGAATATGTCATTAATAGTAAACTGACCATTTGCGTAGTCTGATACTACGTAGTTTGAAAAGGAAGGAAAAGGATTTGTATCATCATCCCCCGCTGCTCTCTCATCCCAAGAAACAGTACTGAATGTAAACGTACCATCAGCATTTCTGATTAACCTGTGAGGCATTGTGGTGTTGTCAAAATCTTTCAGTACAGAAGGGCCTACAGTTTCTTTCCATATAGTATCCCCACCAGTATTAACGCTCTGAAGTTTGACGTAGTAATCATCTTGGTTTTTTGCTGTGTCACCATTTACTTTAACAATAAAACCAGCCTTACCATTACTAGGTAAATCTTTTAGATTGCTAACAGCACCTTTGATCGACTGTGTGTGTGTATCCCCGTGGCTATCTGTAGCCGACAAGGAGAACTCAGCATTGTCTGATCTCGTAACGTAAATAATATTACCAATTTTCTCAAAGGTGAAACCTGTAGTCGCGCCTGATAATGCGCTCATTAATTGGGTTGCAATATTATCTGTTTTAGCGTCAACCTCATGGGCTACGTCACTACTGTCTCTAGTAGAATATGAACCAGTATATGTGGTTCCACCATAAGTTATGGATGCGCTATAATTTGTACTATAATCACCTTGCTTAACAACAATCATACCCTCATGCTTTAAGACGGGTGTTGATGTTGTACCTTTTTTGATCTTCTTTGTTCTATTTAGAATGAAAGTATAATCAGCCACTGAGGTAGCTGAAAGGTCTTTATTGAAATTTGTAATACCAGAGAAATAACCATAACCGCCTGTACTGTCGGTAACAGTCTGTTGAACACCTGTTGAGTTGTATACACTAATACCTACTGGACCTATTATTACAAAGTAAGGACGTAGAACACCGTCACTATCCTGTAATCGCATTGTATGAAAAAATGCTGTCGAATAATTAGCCGTTGGAACATTGTTTACAAAAGCGATATGCTCAGTAGGTGGTCTTTTTTGTAAGCCTTTAACAACGTCTGATAAACCGTTCTGTTGTGTCTGAGCTTGTGTAGGTAAGCGTAAGCTGGCGGGTTGTTGGGATACCCCATTAATTAAATTTGGTATTGAACCGCTAAGTAGTGCCATTTATTAACCCCGCCTGTTTATTGTGGCGTACACATCTGAGTTGTTAAAAATGTTTAAGTCTGCGTGATCCGACTCTAACTCTCTTAGTTCCATTAGAGCCTCTTGCTCATCACGTTGCCCAAAGGAGTGAAGGTCTGAGGCACCTATTGTTCTGTCTTGAAAGACACGGGCAGCGCGTAGAGTTATATAGCGTCTTGCTACCTCTGGGATTTCTTCAAAACCCAAAAGGAAAGTGATGTTAACTTTTACTGCCTCTGAAAAGGTGTAGTTATGAGCTACCTTGTTATATAGCTTTGTACCACGCTGTGTTATGATTTCTGTTGTTGTATCTTCAGAACCATCAACGCGCATTGCATTTGCAGGGACTGTGATCTCTTTTGTTGTGGAGTTGGGTACTAGAGGATATTTGTATTCTCTATTGAAATCCCACCCTTGGGACTGAACCTCCCTGTTAATGTTACCCAATATGGTTTCAGCAAGCTCTGCGTCAATCAACCCAGAACTTAGGGAGCTTACAGGTGCCTCACCAATAGAGGACATCATCACGTTGACAGCCTCTAACTGAGTTGTTGGTGTAGTCATGCTGTATCCTTAAATGAAAAAAAAGGGGAACCCCTGTTAAGAGGCTCCCCTTGAGAAATTAAACGAGTGCGATTGCACAAGCTGGGCGAAGGATATTATGTCCCATAGCGTACTTGGCAACCATCAAAGTACCTTGGCGGTCAATTTGATATTCGCTCTCTACACCGAGGTCCATAAGCTTTACGGTAGCCGCTGCTTCAGCACTGAAGATCAAGCCCTTGAGGGACGAGAAGTCAGCTTTATATGCGCTGGCGCGTGTGGACGTAAGCGGATTAGGTGTAAGGCTAGTGGTGCTTTCATCGGTTGTTGGCATGTGGTTAGACATGACAATCTGAATACCACCAATTACTGGTGCTGTTGCAGTTGCCTGTGAACCAGTACCACCAATGTCGCGGTTCATGTAGCCAAGGCTACCAACCGTTTGACCAGCACCGAACAGTTTGTAGTAATGCGCTGGGGGCAGTACACAAATCTTGTCACCAGTGATGTCTTTGGTGTCGAACTCTTCCAATGCTGCGTAGATAGCGGCAACGAAATCGTTACCTGATGCGGCAGAGTTGCCCACAGTTACATTGTTAGTGAACACTTCACCATCAAAGGTAGTCAAGCCAGCGGCTGCTGCCTCAGAAGCATCGTTGATAAGGGCTGCACGGGCAATGATCTTAGCAACATTTTTATCTGCTGTGTTTGCCAGAGCCATACCAGCTTCTTTGGAGTAAATGCTACGCACATCAAAATGCGTCATAGCTTCATCGATGTTTGCAATGAACTGAGTTGAGATCAAGAGATCGTCAACGGTTACAGTGCGCTCACCTTTCTTGATGATATCGCCTTGGATCAATTCTCCAGGACTATGGTACTTTGCCGAGGCGGTTCCCGTCATGGGGAAAGCAGCCGATTTTCCATTGGAGATCGTGCGTGTGCGGTGAAGAGGCATAAAGATATTGCGCTCTTCAAATGCTGTGAGAACTTCACCAGCATACAGTTTGAGGAATAAAGAACGTACATCACCTGTAGCGTTCTGTTGTCCTATACGTGAGACCGTTTGGTCTGTAGGAAATGCCATTTTATTTTAACTTTCGTGTGTGTTTGTTGATTTAAAATCTAATCAGCAAGTCACACCACATCGTTCACCAAGGTTGTCCTCCGCAGAGGGCCAAGATTATTCGGTGGGATGTATATAGCTTTTTAGTGTGGGCAAAAGTTTACAGTGTAAACTCTCACCGCTCTTTAGAATACCGAGCTACGTGCTAATCGATCTTGCACTTGCTGACGGTATGCGGGGTCTCGCCCATACCTTGGGTCACCCATAGCTGCTGTCAGTTCAGCTACAGAGTTGTAGGCCCCTGAGGATGTACTAGCTGCTTGCCCTGTAATCAGGGAAGGCTCAGTGCCAGTTTCCATACGGTACTGGGCATGAAGACCTTGGATGGCTAACTTGGCAGCATTAGGATCACTACCATCAATAGCGTTATTATAAGCTCCAACGGCTTGCTCCGATAAGTTTTGCTGCGCCCACTCAATCATGCCAGTGTAACTATCTTCACCGCCAACAAGAGCGTAAGCATCATTTCTAATATTATCAGCGACAGCCATTTGACCGTCGATGAAAGCGTCTACTACATTTGAAGGGATACCCGCTTCCTGTAGTTTTTGGTATGTCTCTTCTGTTAAGCCACCCTGTTCTGTGAACTCATTAGTCATTGCATCAAAGTCTAAGCCTAGACCTTCTACGGCATCTTTTGCCTCTGCAAGAGCCTCAGGAGCCTCATCAGATTGTTCGCTATTGGGAGTAGCCATTTTGTTTTCTAATTCAGAATAGGCTTTCGCCATATCTTCTACCGAATTGAATTTCTCAGGGAGCCAATCTGGGCGGCTCTCCTGAGTTTCTGTATTCGACAGGTTGTCAGCTTTCTTTACCATCTCATCAATGTGAGCTTGGCTTTCCGCTGGTTGGGGTTGGTATGTGTTTAAAGTTTCAGCCATTTACCACTGTCTATTGTTGTTGTGGGCTGGCGTCTGCCATGCCTTTTGCTACTTGAGGTGCAACCTTCTCAGCCATACCCATTACTTGTTGTTGCATCATCTGCTGTTCTTGGGCTTCCTGTTCTTGCTGCATCTGTTCTTCATTCTTAATTAACCCACCAGTATCTATGCCCAATGAGGCAGCTAGTCGGTCAATGTAATCACCCACGTTCATGTACTTTTGTAGTACCTCTGGGCCAAGGGGCTGAAGGTACTGCAACATCTGGGCTAGTTTGTTAAGGTCCTGTCCACGCCCAAGGGCTTCAATACCTGTGACAATCTGTGGCTTCACAGTATCTTTAGGCATCTTTGGCATCTTACCAGCGGTCTCAAGTCTACTTAAAAGTAGCTTTACTAAGGGGAGTTGGAACTCTTGGCTCATAATTGAATAAACACCACCTAGCGCACTTTCTAATTCCTGTGCTGCATAGCGTACCTCTTCCGCTGTAACCCTCTCCGCATTTCTTTGGACTGAGCTATTCAACAGGAAGCTGAACGATAGACGTTCTGTAATGGTGTTGATGGTTTCTAAGGCAACTCTGAAATCGTTGAACTTATTAACCTGTAGTGTTGATACATCTTGAGCGTTGCCTTGAACAATAGCACCGTTTGGACTTTCAGCTAAGACACGGGCCTTAGTTGTACCGTTAGGTGCTACCATGAACAGGACTTTTGCAGAGGCGGCAGAGCCTTCAACGATGGCCTGTGTAAGAGCCTCTAAGCTCTTTAGGTCACCAAGATATTCCTCTACATAACCACGCCCATAATCTTCACCGTCAATACGGTTAAGGCGTAGTGGGATAAATGGATTTTTGTCTTTAGGGTATGTACCTGTCGTACCCTCAATAACTTCACCCATTACCTCTTGGTGAATATACCAACCTTTATCGGTCCTCTTCACACAGGTATATAGGTCAATGTTTTTGGCTGCATCGCCATCATTGTTTATAATTTCTTGGGCTTGCTTGGGGAGCATCATAGGACTGACACTCTCTTTTGTAATAATCTCAAGCACGTTACCCATGTAGTCACGCTTAACAACGTAACGATCTAAGCGGAAGAACTTAACATCACCCTTCTTGGGCATATACAGTAAGCCATTACCACCAATAATGAGATGTTTTAAAAGTTCAAATGTAGGGACCCGTAAAGCCAAAGCTTCAATCTCTGACATCCCTGTTCTTTCAATACGGGCAAGGGCCTCTTCTACTTGTCCACGCGCTTCTGGCCCAGCAACCTCTAAGATGTCAAAGTCATCTATTGTTAGTCTAAAAAAGGGGCTGTTAGGCGGCAGTAAAGCCATGAGAAGTTTTGAGGCTAAATTATTTACACCTCTTGCTCCTATTGCTTGGTAGGGTGTGTCATACACCGTACTCTCGCTGTGACCCTCTGGGGGTATCAGGGATGGTATTGTTAATTTTGAGGCGTCACGCGCCCGTCTTAGATAACTCTCTCTTGTTGTCATAAGATGGGCATAGCGACTAGCTACTGTCTGGTTCTGATCACTATACACCAATCAAATTCCCTTTATGTTGGAATTGTAATAGCTTTTGGACCTAAACCAGAGGTGCCAACATTATTTTGTTTAAGTCCTACTCGTAAACCTCTCTTACCGCCTGATTTCCTTTTCTTCATATCTGAGTTGGTTTCAACAGACGCTAGTTCTAGTTCTGGGTTATTATTTTTTGGTGCCGCTGCTGGTGCCGCAGTAACCTTTGGGGTTACAGGCTGGTATGCGGGTTTTCTTCCTATGCACATGAATAGGTTACTCTTTCTCTATTTCTAATAATTCGTCGATCTTATCTAAGACCAGTTGACTTCCAACAAGTTGCCCAAGCTGGAAAGCGGAAAGCTCTGCCCTAGGGATATGATCTATAAATATCTTTTTTAACTCATCCCTCAGTACCAAAGCATTATTAATCTTTTGGCTTTCAATCATCGTTCATCCGATACTGTCCTTTATTAACAGGTTTAAGTTGTTGATGCGCCCAGACCCCAATTAAGAAGCCTAGGCACACCCCCAGTAAGGCCCCTGAGAGCCACCAAGAAAAGATTGTCATTTGATTGGACAAGCACCTGTTGCACAACCTTCATCCTCAAACTCTTCAAGGGTGTTGGCTGCATCGATGTTGATTGGTTTTAGTGTTGCTGAATACTCATCAAACTGTTCCTTGGTCACAACTTCCTGTGGAAGATAAGGATACCCTAGGTCTTCCGCTGTCTTGGTAGGATCGTTGCGGTAGATAAAGCTCACCCCCACATAGCTGTCCCAGTTATTACGCAGCCAGTGAATGATGCTTTGCACCTCATCAGGTGAGTAGCTGATTGTTACTGAACAGTTATGATCAACGTAGTAGGTAACCATTTTCTTGTACCGTTCTAGCTGGTCAATGGCAGTCTCCATGTTGACCTCTTTACCATCTACATTGGTAAATTGAACATTATCATAAGAGACAGGGAAGGTAGCAAGCACAGCATCATCGCTATAAGGATCAGTCCAAACCCTGTAATTACCCGCTTTGAGTAGTTCCACAAGTGGATCATGTTTGCTAAATCTCACATTGTTAAAGATGTATTTACCCAAGGGTTTATGTACCCCCTCAGTGGTTGACATGATCTTTGAAAGGGTCCCACTTGGTTTGATTGTCGTGACTGCTTTGGACCTTGGAAGGTTTAGTTCATCAGCCATAGAGTGTGCGCCTGACTGTGCGGCCAGTCGTAACATCTCTAGGTGATGACCGCTCTCATGGTGTTCCCATGTCACAATGCCTGTTAAGCCCACACCTGTAAGTCTAAGGAACTCATTAAGCTCATGCCATGACCTTTGAAGGATGCCATCGTCTAGGTTCACACAGGTCTGTCGGTAGTTTGCACGGGCCAATAACCACAAGGCATATTTGGTATCTTTGAAGGACCAACCGTTAACTTTGTTTAGGTCAAACTCTACTAAGTTACAAAAATTTGAATTACCTAAAAGTATCTCTGCACAAGGATTTACGCCAGCAAACCAAGGCGCACGTTTCTGTGCGGCCTCTGCATTAATGAAGGCTGGCTCTGACCCCCCAGCATCTTCCATGATCTGAAAGATGTCCTCAAGTTCCTCTATGCTTGGCCTGTCCCAGAACAACAGCGAGTTGTTTGACTGCGCTCTCTGTGGGTTATCGATCCAGTGGTCTTTCTTGGCCCTAGCAAACAAATGCCATTCCGCTGAACCATAAGGCATCAGGGCAATCTCGGCACTACGGCGGCTGGACAGGCAAGTACCTAACCAGTTCATTACATCCAAGATATCCATGCGGGTTAAGAGTTGCCCAACCCGTTTGTTCAGTAGCTCTGCAATAGCTTTGAAGGCCACAGAGATTGTATCATCCCCAGAGCTAATCCAACCATAACCCGACAAGCGTTCACCCGCTGGTCTGATTTGGGTGAAGTCTAGGATGACCTTTTTAACAGGCTTTTTCATTGCCAATAGTTTACCTACTGACTTTGCCCAAGCCTCTGCACTGTCCCCTACTTCTAAACGCCAACTATCGCCCACGTAATATTCTTTGTTGTGGTCATAACCACGGGTGTCTCTAGTTGATCGTATGACTTCGATCTGTACAGGCTTAGTAAACCCATTGAGATTACCAGTGATTGGCTCAAAGCCTACCCCACAACCTTGTAGGAGAAGCCAGAAGGCATCAACTACATTGTGGATGGTCTCTACTCTAGCAAAGCTACAGTTGAACTGTGAGGCTTCTCTATGCTTCGCTACGTCAGTACCACCAAGCCATAGAGTGCGGCCTGATACCAAACCAATACGCTTGAGAAATAGCTCCCGTAGTTCCTCTAGCTCTGCGTGTTCATAAAAATTAAGATTACCGCCTTTGGCACGTTCCCAGAGCCATTGCTGGTGGTGGATAACACGGTTAATCGTATCCTCCCAAGTCTCAAACTTAGTACCCTCTTTATCTAAAGGGCGGTTATATGTTCTGCGCGTTATTACCTGTGCGCGTGTGTCTGTAGTCATCTATTATCTCCGCTACCTTTAAGGACGCCCCGCTCCTTGCGGGACGCTAGTTTTTCAATGTTACCCATTGCCACCTTGCTCAACGGTGACCCCAAGAGAGTTGACAGTTCTGCTACAAACCAGAGGACATCCCCTAGTTCATCCAACACTGCTTCTTTGGGGAACTCACCGTCTTTGCGGTAGTACTTGGCTACCTTGCCTGAGACCTCGCCAACCTCTGCTGAGAGACCAGTGATCAGGTATTCTAATGATTTGTTGACGGGGTATACTGCTGTCTTGTGCGCCCTGTTCTGGTAGTCATTAAGGGTTAGGGCGGGGGCTATGTGATCTTGGTGAATTGTAGTACCTTTATTGAACGCTTTTTCTATTTTCTTAACATCCCATTTAGCCAAAAGTTTAGTTCTCCATTAGGGCTTCCCAGCTACAAGGGAATAAGTCCCCCATAACTTCGCTGATTTGATCTGCTATTTCTCTAGTCTCTGCTTGAGCATCAGGCTTACAACGCAGTCGGGCCATGTCAGCCCAAGCATCCAAGGACCCAGACCACCACCATTCAGTGTAGGTGGATTGGGGTAAGATGCCTCTCGCCTGTTCTGGACAAACACCCTCTTTTAATAGGTGATTGTAGACCCCAAGGATGACGTTGTGGGTTGTACTGATATGCACACCCTTAATCTCTTCATCACTACTACCCTGCTTGACGTTAGCAGCCCTGCCTCTCCAAACCTCAGGCTCATAGAACTCAGGCTCACTGTCCACGTATCTACGGCTGATGGTATTGGCTCTCAAAAACTTATGCTTGAGAAGCTGTGCATGAACGTAGATGGGTGCTTTGACGTAAAAGCTGGCAAAGGAATGTCCGAAAGGACTGTAGTGACCATGCCTTGCTAGGTATTTGATGAGCCTATTGTCGGCTGGAAGTAGTGGTTCGTATGGGTAATCACGCCAATCAGGGTTCCATTCAGACTTCTTACCAAAACTTACCCTAGCTGCATTGCAAACAGTGAGATCATCACCCATTGAATTAAGCAATTTTACTTCGATGATACTGCTCCTATGTGACTGCTAACTTTTCTCTCCACCAACTCATCAAACCCACCAATGTACTCACCAGTGGGGCTGAAGATTTGAGGGACTGTCTTGTGACCCGCTTGACCCATAAGGGTCTTGAGCCAAGGAAGCTCATCGATGTCATAAACCTTCACCGTGCGCTCAGTATGCTGAAGGTGAATGATTGCCTTGCGGCAGTACCGACAACCAGCTTGGCTGATAAGGGTGAAGCTCATTCTTGATCACCCCCACGCATCTCTTTGACCAATAGGTTCAAGTACCACTGAGCTTTCTCAAGGTCCTCGACAGGCCTACCCTTGTAACGAAACCTGTGTAGGTACTTTTTAGTGGCACCTTCCAAATAACCACAGAACATAATCGGAGACATGTTGTCTTTCATATAGTCGATGCACTCTATGCCACCGCTGGTGTAGTGATCTGGTTTGTTGATGTTGTCTTTGGTGTCCACAGTTGAGCCTCGTTTGTGTCAAAGTTATATTCATGGGGGCGAAGGATACGCGCACATCTGGCCTGTACGATGGCCTCAGTCTCCCCCAAACCAGCCTTCTCATAAGCACCAACAATGGCATCCCAAGGGTCCATATCCTGTGCTAAGATTTTAGCTGCCTTCACTGGTCCTACGCCTGTGCAACCTTTGTAGTTGTCAGTCGCATCACCCGTTAAGATTTGCATATTAAGATTGTAGTCTGCTTCCTCTTGGGTAACCTCAAAGAAGCCTTTGTCTTGATCCCAGTGCATCCCTGAGATTGTAAGTAGGTCCTTATCCTTACTAACAATCACACAGTTTGGGATATCAGAATAAAGGCCTATGGCATCATCAGCCTCAATGTTCTCAAGCATGATGGCGTCATAGTTCTCTAGGAGATGTTCGCGCAGCCACTTCAATAGCAGGGGCTTACGCTTGTCAGTCCTGTTACCCTTGTAGTCTGGAAGAACATCTTTCCTGTAGTTCTTTGGGCCTGTGATGAATAGCTTAATCTCATCAGCATTAGTACCTTCCCACACGTTAAGGTACTGGCTGATGAAGGATGCTAGGGCGTCTTGTTCATGGGCGTGTAGGGTCCAGAGACCTTCACCCCAATCCACAGGCTCCTCACATACTGTAGCTGCTTGGTACACAAGGATGTCACCATCCAGTAGAACCGTCCTCTTTGTCTTCTGCTTCACGCATATCCCTTTCAGTGATTACCTGTATTCCTTTGGTCACCTGTTTGTATTCAAGCACAGCCTCGACAATGAACTTGAAGCTCAAGGCCAGAGACACGATGAAGAACGCACAGGTAACTATGAGGTGAAGAACAAATGTTATGGTCATAACACCTCATCAATCTTCATCCGAACAACCATGTTGAATTGATCGTTACCAAAGTTTGCTAGACGCCTAAGGTCCTTTAGTGCTTGGGTAAGTTCCTCACACTTTGGACATGGTTTTTCTTTCAATGGTGGTGGTTGTTTACGTGCTGCCATGTTTAGGAGCCTTTCCATTTATTGCACATATGCAAGTATTTAGTCACGATGTTTCTTCCAACTGAAGTCCCTCGTCGCAACATCGAAATCAAGTATTTGAACACCCAACTTTTTCTGAAGAGGTGAGCGAATAGAAGCGACATTATAATCTCTCTCTCGTCGTATAGCTTTGACATCAATGAGGGTGACTGCACCAGTGGCATCCATAGCAATAAGATCAACGGGGCCTGTGCAACAAGCGTTTCTATAGACATGAAGTCCTTTATCCAAAAGGTAGGTTATTGAGTAGTATTCCGCTATGTCCCCAAGGACATTTGGATCAGTGTGTTTCTGCCCAGTTTGCTCCGACTTTGTACTCACCGTCGAGTGGAAGTCTGATGGAGTAATACTGTCCAGAAAGTTTAATTGCTTCGATGCAGAGTAGTCCAATGTCATTAGCTACTTGTTCCCTTACTAACACTTGCACCTCATCGTGAACGTAGGCCACCTGTTGGTAGTCCACGCCTTCAACAAAGCCGTTCTTATTTAGTAGGTCATGGAACAACACCACCCACCGTTTACATAGGATCGCACCACAGGATTGTAGGAGAGAATTGAGTGCAGCATGGGAATGTCTAATAGGAACGTGCCTACCATCTATGCCCTTGATGTACCCTTGCTTTGCCTTGTCCTGTACCGCTGACCTTAGCTTCTTGATTGCGGGTGTAGCTTTGAAATACTTACGCTTGAGCGCAGCCCCTTCCTTCTTACCACCACCAACAATAGAACCTATTTTCTCATCACCTCCACCGTACAGGAGGGCGTACTGGAATGTTTTTGCGTTATTTCTCGACAGGCCTGTAGCGTCTGCCGTGGCTTGGTGAATGTCACCTTCCAATAGGATGTCAGCATACTTACCCTCATCCCAAGCAGAAACGTAATGGGCTAATGTTCTCAATTCCAATCCAGAAACATCGCAGCCCATGAGCAGCCATCCCTTAGGGGCATGAAACAACTCACGACACTCCCAACCATACTTGGCATTGACACTAGGAACTTGACCAGTGTTTGGGTTGCTATGGGTGCATCTGGAAGTCACACATCCCATAGTGTTTACCCTGCCGTGGAGCTTGCCATCCTTAGACAGCTTGAGCCAAGCTTGGTTACCCTCTGCTATCTGCCCAATCCTTTTTTGTAGCAACAAGTATTCAGCTAACAGCTTGGCCTCTGGGTACTCCAAGGACCCCAAGACCTTATCGTCTACCCTAGGCTCATCGGTCTCAGTGAATAACTCAGGCTCCCACCCGTACTTATGGGTGAGCCTCTGGGCTATGTGAAACCGACTAGCTGGGTTGAACGTGACACGCTTGATCTTGGTGTAGGGTGCATCTTTCCAAACTGACTGCCTTGTTACATCTTTGTATCTAAGGTCTCGCTTGGGTGTGATTACCCCTACACCTTCCCACCACTGACCAAAGCTATCGACTAACTCATTGTATATTTCCTGTCTGCGTGTGCTTAGACGGGAGTAAAGCTGGACAGCTTTCTCTTCATCCAAAGGAAATCCATTGTCAGTCTGCTTTAGGCAGATGGAATGTATGTCATGCTCAAGGTCTATAGCATCCTGACTACACTTCTGCTTCAAGCATAGTTGATACAGACGGTAGTTTAGTTCCACATCCTGTTCGCAGTAGTCTAGCATCTCTTCACTAAACTCTGACCAATCGGTGCTTTCACCAAAGCTATCTTTAAGGTCACCTAACCTCTGGCCCCAAGCCTTGAGGCTATGGGAGCCAATGAGCTTTGGGATCAAGCGGCCTTCTCTGTGAAGCTTAAAGTCTTTCTCTCGTCTGTCAGGCCAAAGAAGCCTAGACAAGACCAAGGTGTCAGTGAGTTTACACTGTAAACTTTCCCCGAATAAGTCAGGGAAAAACTTACGCATCACCACGATATCATATGCCACAATGTTATGGCCTATTAGCTCTTCAGCCATCGACAGTAGCTTGGCACCATCAGGGATCATACCCCAATAGAACCTGTAGACAGCCTTAGTGTCTACGTCCTTGGCTACGATGCAGTGGATTACAGAAGGATCAAGACCATCGGTCTCTATATCGAACACAAGTCTCATAGTTTAGTCCTCTCTCAGGAGTAACTTGTTGCACAAGTGGATGCTTTAGTTGTCAAGAATATACTGACGTAATCGATCTGCCATTTCCTCTAGCTTGTCAGCGGTGTCAGCGATACTGCCACAGTCAAATGCTGACTTAACAGTTTCTGAATATAGGGCCTCCCAAGTAAAGTTAATTGCATCCTCGCTCTCAGTACTACCATCGATGTAAGGGTAGATTTCTACGCCCTCGTCACCAAACAGAACTTCTAGTTCTATATCTAATCTAACCTTATTGCTCATGTACTAAGCCTTCTCTGGTAATTTTATACACATGGATACGATCTCGGCGTAGGGATCAGGTGCGGTGGTATACAGCCTCTGGTAATCCATTTCCCTGTACACTTCACAGTGCTTCTCAGTAGTGAAGACCACGTTGGGAGCATGTACTTTGTAGCCCCCCATGTGGATCAAGATCACTATGTAAACAAACATTAAAAGTCCTCTCTGGTGTCGAAGGTTTCATCACTGGGCATAGTTACCTCGTTCATACGTCCTGTATGTTTGTCGTACTCAAGGTGTGTTGCTATGCCTGTCTCTCCCGTCCATCTATTCTTTAATATTCTGACGGTAGTGATGTTGCTGTTCTCAGCATCTTGTTGGTTTCGTTCACAGCCAATAACCATATCTGACAACTGGCCTATTGCTGCGCTGCCTCTGAGTTGGCTCAAGCTTGTGACATTACCTTCCTCATGTCCCTTGCCATCGGGACGCTTGAGGTGACTGACAAGAATGAGGCCAATCTTTAGCTCCTCGCACAGGCCACGTAGCAGGGTCATCAACTTGTCAATCAGCTTACGCTCATCGCCACCTTCCATACCTGAGGAAACAACGATTGAGATGTGATCAAGTATGATGAAGCCACAGCCACAGCCGTTTGCTAGGTAACGTATCTTGTCCAAAAGATTGTCAGCCTCTGTGGACCCCCAATGATCGTAAAGGAACACTCGGCCTGTACCTAGGGTACTTTCAAATGCCTCTAGCTTCTCCTCTGGTGTGACCTCGACGTTGAGGTGAAGGGGTTTGTTAGCTGCTATAGCCATCAGGCCTAAGGCGCTTCTCTTAATGCTCTCCTCTAATGCTACGATGCCTATGGTCTCACCCTGCGTTAACAGGTGGTGTGAGAACTCACGACACAGTTGGCTCTTGCCGATCCCAGACCCAGCGGTAACGGTAACGATCTCCCCCTTGCGTAAGCCTTGGGTCTTCTCGTTGAGGCCGTGGTATGGGTAGCTCCAACTCTCAGCATCATTCGCTAGGTTGATCTCATCCCATAGGTCAGAGCCATTAAGGATACCGTCAGGTCTATTCTCCTTTGCATCCCACACAGCCCTGACCAACTCATCAGTCCTACCCTCTACCAACATCTCGTTGGCA